CAACCACCTTCACTTATTCTAAATTTGAATACCACTCGAGATACTCTCTCATAGATTTTGATGCGGACTTGGGATACTTTGAAAGATGAGAGATCAATACTGTTATTTCTCTCAGACAAGGATTCAATTCCATCGCCACTATATGTTGTTCTGAAGCGAAAGCCTCAATCCCATAGAAACCAGCTATCGCGTCTTGCATGTCTCCTTCAATGTAAAAGTCATTAAAATCAGCATCATCCACTTCTTCAACATACATATCATCAAGAGCTCCATCGATGGCGGCCATATAATCCTCTTCAATCTGTATTTCTGGCTGATGATCTAGTCTTTCTGCGATTCTGAGCTGGCCTCCTTGTCTTGCTATTCGCCTAGAATACTTTGATATGGCTCTCAATAATTCACCTCTAGGATTTCTATCTTTGATGTTTTTTGTCATGTCTTCTATTGCATCATCGTCTGGTTCTGATCGACTGAGCCAAGTTTCAATCATGTCCCCCTTTGACTCAGATCTCTTATAATGATAAGTTTGAGAAGTCACATCAGGAGGAGACATGAACCAAGTTGTTGGTCCCTCTAAACTAAAGAGTTTGACCATTTTAGTGCCTTTCAAATTCTGGATCCTTTCACCTCTGACATCCACAATCTCGACATCAGATTTCTTTATGCTGGAAACTCTCCTGTTCTTCATCATCTCTCTAGCATGGTAATCCTCTCCATCATATATCACTCGGTAACCACTCGGGTGATAATTTGCTCTTAAGATTGTGCCATTCTTCTTTTGTATGTAAGATCCAGTCTGATCATAATCCCCGTCAATATAGTTGTCTGGCATAATCCAAATGCGAAAGGACTCTGATCGTTCTGAGAATTCTCTCATCCCAATGTTTCCCACCATCAATCTGAAATTCAATATGAACCTATCAAGCCTAGAGGATCCAGTCTTAGAGTTTTTTACGAGATTCGGAGGGATTTCAGTCATCATTTGCTTAAAATCATCATACATTAAATCATAAACAGCTGGTCGGAATTCTTGCTCAGTCTGACTAGATAGCTCATACCATGCTTTAACTCTATCCTCTGACTTTTGTGCCCATAAAGTTAACTTAGGAGATATTATTGGCACTGCGCTCCCTTCAGCAATCTGAGCCTCAAGCAATGGGGCTAATTCTGGTTCATCTTTAAATGAATAATGAGCAAAAGGTGATATATTATGCCTCATCAACGTCTCAAGATTCTGACCATAGCTATTGACTACTCCTCTTGCTAAAAGCTTAATAGACGAAGGGGCTCCAGCAGTGGACTCTATAAAACCAAGCAACTGAGCATAGGTTGAATACGGTGAAGAATGTAATGTCTCGGCATGAGAGTCTCTCAAAAAAGGTATATCTTTCTTCAATTGATCCCAAAACCCAACCACTTGGTTCCTTGACAAGTTCCTGCTAACTTTCTTGAACCAGATCTCCCTAACAACTGTTTTGAAGTGTCGGAAGTGATCTCCCACAGAGTACTCAGGTGATATCCACTGGTATCTTAATCTTTTCTTGTTTGGCAATCTGGCGCTTATCAGCTCTCTGCTCAATGTGTAATCCAATAATCGAAATTGAAACCACATTGGGAAAAGGCTCCGTTGATCGACAGACACTTCTCCATCAATCACTTCTTCTTTCATGGCTCTGATGCTCCTCCTACTGCCTGACTTTGTTTTGAACATAGCTGCGTACAATAGGAATGGGGTCATCCGAATGCTCTCTGTCCTCGACAGCCATGATAGAGATGCAGCAATGGTGGGATCTAATGCTATATATTTCATCTTTGTCACTGACTCATCCTTGTTGTAGGCTTGGCGCAGGAGACTCTCGAATTCCCTTTCTCCCACCAAATCTCTCCTGTTCATTCCTGACAATCCTAATCTCGCTTTTAAGGCGGAGTATTTGCGTGTTGGGTATGCACTATACATTGCGCTCTCTAAATCATCCTCATCATTGGGCAACCCATACCCTGCAACATGATACAGGAGTCTCCTAGAGGAGGGATCACCTGATGCTCTCCAGTTCACATAAACACCATCAACTAGCCCAGCACAAAGAGGTGGCATTGATGCATAAAAACCCAGCGGTGTCACTTTGAATTCAAACACATCTCTGTATATATCAGCATTTAGCCAAGGCATGGTTTTGAATCCATAGTTCATATTGAGAGCTAAGCATTGGCACATAGAAACCCATGAGCACAAATCACCTGAGCCACCATTTTCCCTTAGCTGTCTTAATTGAGAGTACATGGCTGACACTCTACGCCCCAGGCTTTCTTGAGGATTATCATCACAAGATCTAGCGACGAATTTGACTAGAGGGCTGCTCACTGAATTACCAATATAGAACTTAGAGTTGAATTCAAACATTTCAGTTAGTGAAAAAGTGGTCTTCTCAAAGCTAGTCCTAACTCCAAATAATTTATCGACACTGTTTTTCAAAATGGGCCATTCTTTGTAAAACCTCCAAGCCACTCTCTTAGTTTCAACATCATCACCACAAAATGAGACTAATATTCCTTCATCATCTGAAGAGACCTCAAAGCTAACTATGACCTTAATCAAATCATCTGATGTGCTATATCTACTCTTAATGATGCTTGATAGGTATTCCAAATGCATAAGATGATAAAAACTAGAAGGGTAATGTAAGATCCCTTGCATCATATCTGTTTTAGAGAAAATGTAAGGAGAATTCTTTTTCACTATGGGATCATTCCCTTCCAAAAAACCTCTCTTCAACCTATTCACTGATGGGGTGGACAATACTGAAGTCATGTTCGACACGAACATTTCGACTAGAGATTCGGGGAGCTGCAGAGATTTCCTTCTATGAAGAGACAAGACTTTATAGCAGAATCCTTGAAATATTGGTGGCAAGACATTTGAGCACATATCCATGAAATCATATAAACTGAAGAACTGAGCCCAATTAGTCATATCTCCAGATATCTTTGCTGTTGTATGACCTAGTCCTGTTGATTTAACTTTCGAAAAGTGCTCACCAACAAATCTATCTTTCGACTTATCATTGGTTAATTTTTCAGAAGGATGCATCTCACAGAGACATCTTAGTATATCACAAAAAACTCTAACTATCAGTCTACCTCTCATAGTCAGCACATAAATCTCTCTGACGCCACCAATCTGATTCTTCTTAAACAAAGAAACTTGAATTCTGTCTTCTTCTTTAATCTCAATCCCTTTTAAGATTGTGTCAATATTTAAAGCCACTTCAACATCCTCCATGTCACTTGATAATTTTATCATTTGTTCCAAACACTTTCTCCTTCCAAAATCACTAGTTATGTCTTCATCATCTTTTTTGAAGAATGCATTGGATCTATATGGGTTGGTACTTGACTTTGTGGTTGCCATTTCATCAAGAGTAGTTTTTAG